ATATGGAATGTATCGGGTATTTTATATTCAGGTGCTAAATTAACATTCAAAGGTGTTTTAATCCTTTGCAACAAAGGAAGCCCGTTGTTATAAACCATACCTTCATCACCATACATAAGCCAATTTAAGTGAACCATATCAAAATTATCAAATATATTGTCACTTAAAAAACCTTTAATCGTTCTGTGTTTGTGCAAGAATATAAATTCATCAATATCCAAAAACGCAATCCAGTCATATTTATTACCATATTCTGCATAGCACTCATTATAAGCCTTATTCTGACATGGTTCGGTTATATTCCTATAATCTTTAAGAATGACATATCCATTGTCTATATAATCACCGATTACATCATGGAAATCATCTTCACCGTCTCTGTTGTTATCATATAAGCAAATATTGGTAAAACCTAAGTTCTTGTTATATTCAACAAATTCTCTTATATAATCATTTTCAAAACGTCCGATACAGCATAATAGCACCTTTATATCATCTTTATTGATTTTTAAAAATTCAGTTTCAAATGTCTTCGCAACATTTTCCCATGTATAATCTTTAACACAATCATATGAAGATTTTACTTTTGAAAGTCTGTAATTTTCATCTTTAAGGCATTTAATGGCATCTTCAGCCATTTTTTTGTAAAATTCCTCTAGACGGTCATATTCCATTGGTTCCCAAATACTATCAAATAAATCGGCACATATAAACCCGTCATAATCATTAAGCGTTGTATAGAAACAACCCCACGGCCCTAAAATACACGCATTTTTAGCAAAAGCGTTTTCAACCGTTGTGATTGAAAATGTTTCTTCATTTCTGTTGTATTCCGAATCATATCCATGGTTTATATATACCCAAATTTTTGATTCACATTGTCTTTTAATCAATTCTTCTCTTGGGATGTTATTTAATATGTTAACACCGTCTTGTTTGTATAAAGAACTTACATCGGACTTTTCAAGCCACCAACTGCATATGTCAACTTCAAAATCAGGTATTTCTTTTTTAATCAAGGGAAAAACATTTTCCATGAACATTCTTAATCCCCTGTTAGGACCTTGCGAAAAAAGCATTTTGTTTTTCTTTTCAAGATTTGAATACTTTTCATAAAGAGTATGGTCTATTGCTTGAAAAGTTTTGGTAAATTTATTTTCTGGTATATTGTATTTCTCTTTTAATACCTTCAATTGAAATGCTGATTGGTAAAATATTTTTTTAATACGGTCAATATTAAAATCAGGTGTATAATTTACAATCTCCGTATCATGTGCCATTATATATACATTGTCACAATTTACAATTTCATTGTCAATTATTGGCTTAACTGTACGGCTTAAAATAATCTCATCAAATTTTATCTCTGAACATATTTTTTTGAAAGAGGATATATTCTTGTATTTTATTGCATTGTCCCCAACAATATAATTATGCTCGGTTTCAGGGTTACCGAACACATAAACATCATGTCCGCGTTTAGCAAATTCTTTTGATAATTCTATGGCCCAAATTTCACTGCCACCGACTTTTCCTTGTTCATAATTTCTTTCGTCCCATTTAAAGTTTTCATCAGGGACATAACAATATATTCCTATTATTTTCATTACATAAAAATTTATAAAAAGTAAAGAAAAATGTTTTTTAGTAAATATAAAAAACAAAAAAACGCACCTAAAAAGATGCGTTTTTATTCATTTTTTTGTGCTTTTAATTAATTCCTAAACGCGCTTTGAGTTTTAGTATCTCATCATACAATTTATCAATTGCAGCCAATGCAACTATTGATAATTTGTCATATGCAACAGCATATTCACCATTTTCATCGACATTGACAAGTTCGGGATAAATTTCTTTCAGTTTTTGTGCTGAAGTACCGATATTTACACCTTGAGGTTCACCGCTTTTCCATTCAAAATACTGTTTAGGTATTATTTTCAATTCTTCAAGATTGCATCTAATATTACCCTTGAATGTTTTAAGTGTTTCATCTGACAATGAATATAAAAGACCATTTGTCATGTAAACATTTGCATTTGTATTAACATTAGAAGTATTAAAGACTGAATTAGTTGCACTTGAACCTATTAAATAACGTTTTGAGTCTGAAGCTGATAATGTAATTGCATTATAATTAGTACCATTAGCACCTGTTGGACCTTGTGGACCTTCTTCTCCTGTAGGACCTTGTGCACCTGTTGGACCTGTAGGACCTGTATTACCTGTTGCACCTGTAGGGCCTTTAGCACCCGTAGGGCCTTGTGGACCTGTTGGGCCTATAGCACCCGTAGGTCCATTTACTGTCGGTATTGTTAATATTTTTCCTCTTGTGCCTTGTGTTATTGTTGGCGTTACGACCGTATCACTCATTGTTGCAGCGGTAATAATATTCATATCAGTATAATCCATTGCATTCACCAATGCATTTGCCGCATATTCAGATGCTTCTGTTTTAGAGGCAAAATTTGTGCTATAATATTCATTTTCCATGAATAATGCAACACTATCATCATACTTTTTTGTTGCTAAAAATGATTTACCTGTACCAGAGGCATAATTAACATAGACCTCACCGTAATCCATTGTGACCGCTGACGGGATTTTATCAACTTGATTACTTTTCTTTAAAATAACTTTTGGCATATATAGATATGTGTTTTTTAAATCTTATAGAAGACAATTATTATTATATTATAATAATAAATAGCCAATCATTAAGAAAAAGCAACAAAAAAAGCCATGATTTTTCATGGCTTTAATAAAAAACAAGTATTTACAATTCTATTGCTTCCAAAATTTATATGTTATATCAAGCGGTTCACCATTATAAATATAATAAAGTCTTTGATTTGTCGTTTTTTTGTTTAATGGGCCATATTCTTCAATATATGGACCGACTTTAACATAATTAAAATTATCAATCATATATTGTTTCAATTCGGATTGTCCTGAATATAGCCCTGTTGCTAAGTTATAGTTATCACTAATATATTTTGACAATTTACAGAGACTTTCAATATCATTACCTTCACCCATGAAACATATACAAGTTATACCATCGTTTTTTTCGACAAGTTTATCAATTGCTTCAAAAGTTAGTTCATCGCCTATATTTTCTCGTAAATAAGGCGAATGACAACCAATGCAATTGTTTTGACAATTACTTATATTTATTGCCAATGTTACCTCGTCAGGTATTTCAGCGAATACCACCATAGTTTCGTTTTTTATGTATTTAATCATAATCGAAATTAAAATTTATTATACGCTCTTTTTGAAGCTTCAATTTGTCTTGGTTCGGCAAATGAAGAAATACGTTTTAAATATCCTATAACACGGGTTAAATAGTCGAGATTTGTACTTCCGCAATGAGGACATTTATCTAATGTATGTTTACTTATAAACCCACAATCATTACAAACAGTATTCTTAACATTAAATGTAAAATAATTACATCCATTTTTAGCCGCAACTTTCATTAAATACCGATATTGTTCCTTAGTTAAAGACTCTTGTAGGTTTAAATGAGCTGCTGAGCCACCATCCAAATAAGCAACAAAGTTTTCGCCATGTAATTTAAGTTTATCCAAAATACTAATTTCAGTATCTTCAGGATTATAAAAATAAGAACTATAAAGATTCCTATTAGGACTTACCCAATATCCGTCTTTTTTATCCCATTTATAATTTTTGCCTGCTAAATTTTCAGCAGGAACAAATTCGGTATTGAACATACAATCTCTTGTTCTGTCTTTACGGTTAGAAATGTTGATTGTTTCCAATATATTGTTCACAAATTCTTGATATTCATCGTTTACATTAACTTTTATACCGAGGAATTCAGCTGCATCTGTAATACCATTTACTCCGACAGTTAGATATTGTTTTCTCATATCAATAAAACCTGCCCTATAAACATCAAGCATATTTGCTTCAAGAAAGTCTTTAATTGTATCATTAAAAGCAGTTTGATATTTATGAACACGTTCAGTAAGTTCTCTTACCTCATTTCTAATATATTCATACAGTGTATCTTTATCATATTCAAGACCCATTTCTACAACATTTTTACCTTCATCCAATGTCATACCGTATTCGTCTTCAAAATATCTTCTTGTTGCATCTTGAACTAATCTTGGTAAATTCATGGTCATAACTGATTTTGAACCTGTTGCAACTGAGGCTGTTCCCATAGAATATTGATGTGTAGTATGATTATGGTCAGCATCATTGTTATCTAAGTCTTTTAATGAGTTACGTAAACGGCAACAGCTACTAAGACTATCAGGGCTATTTGAAAGATAGCAGAAGAAACTATGGCCTTCGGACCACATTTCAGCCGTAAAATCAGCATATTCCTTATCCAAGAAATCATCATTACCATCAGTAAGTAATGCCATGGTCTCAACAGGGAAAGTAAATGTATATTTCAATCTTTCTTTATTAAACCATTTCATAAATCTCTTTTGCAACCATGATAATGTTTCCCAAATGGGTTTTGTACCATCAGGAAAGACAAAATCACCAAATACACCTTTAAAGTATGGCTCATCAAAGTAACCAACGTTCCAGAAGACGCTCTGGTAGCCGCGATTGCCCGCTGGCATATTCATACTATGTACCACTTGCTGAAATGCATTATCAATAACATCGCCAATTGTTCTCTTTTTTCTACTCATATCAACAACTTCGTCAATTCTATTAATATAGTCATCACCGTAATCCAATCTTAAAAAATAATCCATATACATTAAAAATTCAGGCGTGGCGACTGCCCCCATAAATTGAGAAGCAATTGAATATACAAGATTAATGAATTGTCCACAGAAAGATTTTAAATCAGTAGGAGCCGTTGATTCTCCACCAAGTCCTTTTAATCCATTAACAAGGAAAGGATACATTGTTATTGCAACACAATATGGATAACCTGGCGTACCGCTTTCATCATGTTTATATAGCCTATGTGACCCTAAATCAAGTAAATACTGTTCTGCAAGTTTTTTTGAATATTTGTTTCTAATTTTATCACATAGAATATATCTATTTTGATTGATATTATTTTCTTTATACAACTCTTGACCAAGTGTCACTATGTTTTTATTACTTACATTTGCATTTGAGTCAAATTTTGAACCTGTTGCAGCATTTTTTGCATGGATATACTCCTGAATAAAATCGTTTTTCTTTCTCAACGGAACAGTGTCATTGTAACACCTAACATATTCCTTAGCAACTTTTTTATTAACACTCATTAATGCATCTTCCACTTGTCTCCTAATTTCACCTGTACTGATGTTGTCATAAAGAAAAAGACTGTTGACAATACTTTCAAGCATTAAATCATCACATTCTTCATTAATTTTTTCATAAGCTTTGCAAATACTCTCCTTAACTTTCTCTCTATCAAAATCTTCTAGAAATCCTTTGCTTTTTCTTACATTCATGATTTAATTTTATTATTTTTTTATTATTAAAAATGATTATTTTTAATAAATAAAAGGCTCTTTCAATTTTTCTGAAAAAGCCCTTCTTTTTTTTTAAAAATTTTTATTTGGCTTTATTACGCCGACAAAATTACCCTCTATATTTTTCTCATTATCAGCCATTTGCTTAGGACTTTCTATTTTTGAATTTACTTCTCTGAATAATTTTGTTCGTTGTTTTTCTTGAAGGTCGGCAAGATGTTCCTCAAAGACAAGCGTATCATCATATTCCTGTACTTCATCACACGAAATTGTGCTTGTACCGTTATCGAATTTAACATTGTTAAATATTTTTCCTGACCGTCCTGAACGGTTTTTAAGAACAGTAATGACTGCTTTGTTTTTATCTATATCACCAAGAGCTCTTGCTATTGATATTATCAATTGAGCGACATGGACTTTTTTGGCTGAACCACTTGCTTGGTCCATTCTAACAACATCGGGACTATTCATACTATCCTTAGTTCCTTGAGTTGGAATCCATATGGCACAATTAAGTTCATGCGCCATATTTTCCAATTTTCTCATGGTTACGCCTTCACGAGTCCATTCAGTATCACTTGCATACCCGCCTTTTTCAGGTGCAAGACACTCGAAATAGTCTATTGAAATAAGGTCAGGTTTAAAGCCGCTATTAATCAGCCTTCTAACATAAATTTCTATATCACTTGCGGTTTTTGTGCCAGTTTTAAAATGCTTAAGCCTAAGATTGTTTGTCATGGCCTCTTTGTCCTTGAAGTTATTCAACCAACCTTCTATTTCATCCCTGTCTTGAGTTGAAAGACGTTTCATGTCTCTTGCTTCTCGCTTTGTAATTCTTGAGTAATGCTTTCTTGTTACATCAACATCATCATCCTCAAAATATATCTGCAATACTTTATAACCTTGATTGTTATTCATATCACATTTAAAAGCAGAAGCATAAGCGCAAATAGCGGTAGTAAATGTTGTCTTACCAAAACCAGCGGGTGCAATGATAAGTCCTAATTTACCTTTATCCAGTCCACCACCAAGAACATCGTCAAGAACACTAACACCTGTCGGTATTGATACTGTATAATCATTAGCCAAGGCTTTGTCCATCATTTCATAAATGTTATATCCAAAATCATCTTCTTGGCCGACCATCATGGCATCGTCTAACATTTTTTGGCATTCTTCATACCTATCAATATCACCCTTACCTGCGATTTCAAGAATTTTATTTGCAACTTTAATTAAATTTTGCTGTTTAAAAAATCTTAAAGCAATGTCTTTTACAATTGTACATCCCTCATAACTTGTTTCAAATTTTAATTTTTTTATGAGAGCATTCCACTCATCTATGTCATTTTGGGTTTTTGCCTTTTGATTTAGCAAAAACCCAATGACTTCATAAGACGGCATTACATTTTCATTCTTATAATAATCTTTTATTGTTCCAACAAAAGTTCTAAGTAAAGAATCTGTAAATGCATTCTGGTCAACAATTGAGGACATTTCTTCAAAGAATTTAGGCTCTTCTACAAAAATTTTTACAAGTTTGTATTGAAAATCTAAATCTAAGTAACCTAAGTTACTTTTATCCAATTGTTTACCCATTAATTTGTTTTTTTAAATTATTCTATAAGATAACCTTTGTGAATCGTTATTCCATTCGGTAATAATGTCATCAGTATTGGTTATGTAGTCTTTGCTATCGGAATAACTGCAAGCATAACAAATTTGCTTGATTAAACCATAAACAAGGTCGCTTTTGCCCTTTACCATCATGTAAAGAAGGTATTGCTCAAAGGACAAATGTTCAGTATCACCTGAAAACTTACCTCTCTTGTTCGATAAATCAATCTTGTCTCTCACAAATTTAGGATAGCAACCATCCCATGTTATTACGCAAACCTCACGGCCATCAACCTTGAACGCAAATTTATAATTAGATTGATTAACTTCAGGTTTGAATTGAGAAAATTCACCTTCGTCAAACTTGTCTTCGAGTGCTCTAACTGTTTTGTCAGGACAAAGGACAAAATCAGTATTAGGATTATTTCTAACGATAAGACCCTCACCAATGGTCATATCTTTGAAATTTTCGTCCTTGGATACATATTCCTCCATTTCTTGTTGAGTTTCGAAAATTCTTGGGGCATATATTGACAGATAAACTTGACTCTTATCTTTCAAGTCCTGGTCAATAATTGCAGCACATTTTCTAATTGCACTTGTCAAATCATAGGAGCGCAATGAAACGGGATTAAAATTGTTAATTTTAAAATAGCGTTGGCAAATAATATTGCCGTCAGTTGTAAAAACGAACTCAAATCTTTCTTTATAATCTCTTTGAGTCTCAAATGGTTTTTTATTTTCCACCATAATTAAAAAATTTAAAAATTAAACATTGTTTTTAAAAAGTATTTACTGTTTTTCTTAATATACAAAAATTATTTAGAATCTTCTAAAAATTTCTTTTTTTCTTTGTCTGCAAGTCTTTTAAAAGGTATAAAAAAGTTTGAGAATGAATTCATGGGCATTAAATCTTCAATCCCATCACGCTTAATCATTTCATATAAATTTTCAAAAGAACGTCCTTCTGGGTCCATTGGGGCATACATCATGGATTCAATATCCTCTTCAGCCCTTTTCGTGAGTAATGGATGTTTTAAATCTATTATTTTTTCGTTTATTTCATAAAAATCACCATCATATTCCTTATTGGATACACCATTTACTATATTTTCGTGCCATTGTAATGGTTTTTTCTTCTGTTCAATGCGTTCATTAATCAATTTTTGTGCTTTTTCTTTAACTTCGGCAATTGTAATTGGTCTTTCCGTCATTTCAGGCATTAATTCCATTAGCCTTGTTTCAGAAAGCCCCTTTATATTGCCTATATTATCAGATGTATCACCACATAATATTTTCTTTATAAGAACATTTTCTACAGGATAACCTTTTATTTGTTTAAAATTCTTAATCGACAGGTATTTTTTTATTCTTCGGTCATAAACAGAGACTGTGGGTGATATTAATTGTGTTAAATCTTGGTCGCTGCTTAAAATCACAATCCTTTCCTCAGGTTTTTTATGTAATATATAATAAGCAATAAAATCATCACCCTCTGTTTTGTCATTAAAAAGTACTCTTATGAATAATTCTTCACAATATTGCATTATGATATTTCTAACACGCTCAAAATTCTCATCTTCAGCCTCTTTTTGCTTTTTTCTTTCTTCTTTTTTTGTTTTTTCCTCTTCTGAAAGTGATTCTTCCTTTTTTTTCTTTTTATTTTTATTATAAATTGCTTTTTCCATGCATTTTATTGTCTGATTTAACCTTTTCCAATAATCACTTTCCTCATTTTCTTCAATTATATGTTTTGCATAGTTCTTATCTCTATTTGCCTTGTATTCATTATAAAGATTATATCTTAAAATACCTGAATCACTTGAATCAAAGGTGACGTATATGTAATCATAATCATAATCTTTCATCATGAGTTTGATTTGAAGAAAAAATTGAAAAATAGGACCATATAATTCTCCATCAGAATTGATTTTGTCATCAGCAAAGCATTGTTTCAATAAACTATTTCCGTCTATTAATAATGTATAGAACGGTTTTGCCGATAAATCAGGGTGTATTTCTTTTATGTTTTGTCTTACAGGCTGTGCCATTATTTTTATTTCTTTGACTAAAATATACAAAATCTACCCCAAAAAATCAAGGGCAAATATTGTTCCATTTCTTCAAAATTTCTGTAATAATCGGGTTTCTAACAATATCTTCTTCGGTAAATTCAAGAAAGCCAATGTCTTCGATGTCTTTTAATTTTTCAAAAGCATAGTCAAGGCCACATTTTTCTCCTGATTTCTTTATATCTTTTCTGTCAATTTGCATGTTATCGCCTAAAAATATCATTTTACTGTTTCTACCAATTCTTGTTAGTATCAAAAGTATTTCCTGTTTGTTGAAATTTTCAGATTCATCTATTATTATGATACTGTCATCAAATGTTTTTCCTCTTAAAAACGAAGCAGCCTCTTCCACTATAATATCATTTTTCAATAAATCAGTTAGAATATCTTTACTGTTAAAATTTCCACTGTCTTCAAAGATTTTTTCTATGGTAAATTCAATGGCATCAAAGAATGGATGGATTTTTTCTTGCAAATCTCCTGGTAAGAAACCAATTTGCATTGAAGAAGACTCAACATTAGGACAACAAATTATAATCCTCTTATATGGGCCATTTTTTAAAAGGTCAAGAGATGTATTTGCTGCTATGTACGATTTTCCTGTTCCTGCTGAACCTTGGCAAAACACAATTTGTTTATCTTTTATTAAATTGTGTAATTCTTTTTGTTTCTGATTTTTACATTTTAATTTTAATTTAAAATCCAATAACTTTGAATTATTTAATAAACTTTCTTCTTTTTTTGGGTTCATTTTACTGTTAACAAATGCAAGCTCATCTTCATCCAATGATTCAACAAGTCTTTTCTTTTTAGCCATAAAAATGTTTTTTTTTTATTATTAAAAAAGCACTACTATTCCTAGCAGTGCTTTGTATTATTCATTATATGAAAAATAAGAAAATCATTTTAAACTTTCGTCTTTATTAACATAAATAGTTGGTTGTTCTAAAAATTTCCGGATTTTTGTTAATATTCAACATCTTCTTCTGTTTCTTTGTAATCAATGTCTTCTTGTGTTAAATTATCATTTTGACCATTTTCTTTTGCCATCTTATTTAATTTTTCCAAAATAAAAGGTATCCTTTTTTTCTTATATTCATCAATATCTTCTTTTTCGGTTCCTATAATTCCAATATCTGTACAAATAAATTCACCTTGATATGTCAAATTATATGGTGATGGCAATTGATTTTTTAATACTTTGATTTTGGTTTGTATTCCGTAATTATAATCAAGACCTTTTGAAGTTGCTGTTAACCTTTTTATACCAGCTTTTAATTGGCCGCCTAAAAGTATCACAAGTCTTGAACGGTATGTTATTGATTTACCACCTTTTAACTCTAAACTAGGTGGGCCAACAGGATTTGTTGTTGAATCAAGCCACACTTTATTAATCACAATCATGGTATTGGTATACTTTGAGGATATTTTTCTTGATGATGGTATTGAATTATCCATAATATCTTGAAAAGCAGCAGAAATTGTGCCAGCGTCAAACATATTATTACCTACTTTACTGTTATAAGATTTTAAACCACCAATACTACCAACCGAATCCCATAAAAAAACAAGACCTTGTTGTATTTCGTCATTTGCTTGGTATTCAAGAAATTCGTTTATTGAATAAACCATATCCTCTATAACTGCTTTTGTCCTTTTTTTAGAACCGCGTTTTCCTGTTGAATAGTCTATGTCTCCATATCTATTAACTAAAATTGAATTATTAAAATAAAAGAATGGGCCTGTATACTCAATGATTCTATTTTCTTTTACGATTGAAACATCACCCGTTTCAGGGTCTATAACTTCAACATTAACATCGCCATAAACAGGTGTTGCATCCATTCCCATATCTATAGCATATTTAAAATCAAAATTGTTTTCAGTATCATATATAACAGGTATCAAACCCTGTCTTTGTGCTGCTATGATTGCATGATTAATCAAAGTACTTTTGCCAGTCGAGGGCCACCCTACACAGCAGGACACATATCCTTGGGGCCATCCTGGAAGCTTTAAAGCATCTTGAAATGCCTTTGGCATAATTAACCATTCCAATGGTTTATCTGCATTACTACTTCCTTGAACTTCGCCTTTTTCAAGCGAAACACTTAATCCCATTTTTTCTTTTAAATCAGAAATGGCGTTTTTCTTTTTTATAGGAGATTTTTTTTGTGGCTGTGCCATAATATCAAATTTTAATTTAAATTATTTTATTTATCACTTATTACTTTCATACAAAGGATTGTTTGTCTTTTCAAAATAGCATTTTCTGCATAAAGACACATATCTGTCATCGCCGCCAATTTCAATCTGTTCTCCATCGGTGACGATTTCGCCATCCTTATTTATTCTTGCGTTGAAAATTGTTTTACTGTTACAATAGCAACTTGATTTAATTTCTTCAAAACTATCAGCAATTTCAAACAATCTTTTTGAACCAGGAAACAATTGAGTTTTAAAATCAGTTCTTAAACCATAACATATAATATTAATACCGAAATTATCAGCAATTGCTCCTAATTCATCAACTTGTTTCTCAGTCAAAAATTGACATTCATCAATTAATATCCATTTAAGACCTTTTGCGCCATAAAACAAATCAGCATTAAGATATTTAGAAATCATTTCAAAGATATTATCTTCTGTAGAAATGCCAATACATTCAATGTCACCTATTGCACGTGAATGTATTATCTCTTCGCCATCTCTATTGTCTATTTTGCTTTTAAGAACAATAAAAGGTATTGAATGTGTTTTGAAATTATGTGCTGTAGCAATAAGGTGTAAACTTTTGCCTGAGGCCATTGTTCCAAATTTGAACAAAATCTTTCCGTGACAACACATATATTAATAAGGTAAATCGTCGTCGTTAATTTCCAAAGAACTAACAATTGACTTATTATTAGATTTTTCCAGTTCCTTAACTTGGTTTTCGGCATTTTTGATTTCATCATTAATGTCTTTGGTATTTGTACCATGTTCAGCCTCATATTCTTCCTTGTCAACCCAAACACCCTTTGATTTATCAAACCATGGAATTCTCATTTGTGCAACGAGATTAAGATATTCGTATGGTTTGCAGGTAAATACGTCTTGCCATTTTTTTTCGTCAAATATCCATTTCTTCATTTGTTCCTCATCTTCTGACAATGGGCTTCTATCACCGTCATCAATAATACTTGGTGCTGATTTTTCTGCTGAAGTAATTGTTACATTTAAATCACGGCCAGTGTAAATATCAAGAATGTTATTTTCTTTATTTTTCTTTTTGGCTTCTTCGTCTCTTAATTTAGCCAAATTCATAATTTGATTGTATGGGTCAGTTTTGTCTTTGGCTCTAATATTAAATTTCCAAAACTTAACGCCATCAGCTTCTTTTCCACGCTCAATGCATCTGACAATAACACCCTCTTGGCTCTTAAATGCAAGGGAAGCATCTTGTAATGCCTTCTTTTTAATCGGGTCAGTTTCTTTTGTTGATTCCAAATAAGCAGTGTAGTTCATTTCGCAAAATGGACATCTTGTACCATATTTTTCATGGTCAATTCCTTCTGTTTTATTTAGACAAATGTAGGATTTGTATGGCTTTTCGCCTGGTTTTACCATTTCTTGAGGCACTTTCACATTATGAATATGGATTTTGGCAAAGGGATTGCCTGTCTTTAAATCCATTGGTAATAACCTTATGGTAAGTGTTTTTTGGTCTTCTCCGTCAGAGAGCCTTACATTTAAATAGTTTTTAACATCAAAACCTTCTTTTTTGGCTTTTTGTTCTTCTGTTTTTTCGTTTACGATTGAATCTAAACTAATGTTTGGTAATTCGATTAAGTTACCCATAAATTAAAAATTTTTTCATAAAATTATTATTAAAATTATTATTTGCCCATAAAAGCAAAAAATATATAAAATTCTTTCTATAAATATACAAAAAATATAACAAAAGTCAAAAAAATTGGGCCATTAAATAGCCTTAATAGCCCAATTAATATCCAAATATATCTTTTAAATCCATTTTATTATTTGCAATTTCTTTTGCAATTGTGTTATAATCCACAAAATCATCAATATCACCTTTTGTTATTTTATATTGTGGGTCATCTGCTCCATTGTTATCTGACTCGTCACTATAATTTTCAGGCGCATAATTGTTCATATACTCATTTGGTGTCATGGTATATGGCGATGATTTTGTTGAGCGCATTGTCAGCCTTTGTAATGGGGTCGGGTTTCTTTTCTCGATTTCACTCTTAAGACTTCCAAGGTATTGATTTGTATGCGCGTCAATATCATTGATACGTTTTTCAATATTGTCAATTGAAGAAATCACTTTTTCAAATTTAGAAGTTAATGCATCAACTTTTTTCTCTGTATCTTCTTGTGCGTCAGTTAAATCATCAATTTCGACAACATCATCTTCTGGACCAGGTACTTCAGGACCATTTGCTGCATTGGGGTCTTCGCCCATTGGCATATCAGCATCAGGACCGCCACCCATAGCATTGGGGTCGCCACCCATACCATCCATGGAAGCATTAGGGTCTGTGTTTTGTGGATTGAAACCTTGTGGTGCTTGCCCACCATCCATTGGCGCACCCGCATCAGGACCACCACCCATAGCATTGGGGTCGCCACCCATTGGCGCACCCGCATCAGGACCACCACCCATAGCGTTAGGGTCGCCACCCATTGGCGCACCCGCATCAGGACTACCACCCATAGCGTTAGGGTCGTTTTCGTCCTCAGCAAGGTCAGTCGTTGTTACAACATATTCAACTAAATGTTTGAAATTACTTTTAATTTCATTAATGTTCTTAGTCATTGAGCAATTGTCTGTTATCTTCGGTAAGAATTATTTTTGAGGATTCAGTTCTTTCGATTAAACCCTTGTCTTTTTTAATGACTTTTTTATTGTTTAATACATTAGCTACATTTTCAGCTGATGTGATTTGTTCTTCTGTTATCATGGCATTTTTATTTTTTCTGCTTTTATTCTTGTTTTTTTTTACTCCGTCTTCAATATTTTCTACCTTATCTTCAATAACTTCTACTATTTCATTTTTAACGGTTTCTATTTTATTTTCATTTATTTCTTCTTTTTGCTTTGTTACGGGTTTTACTTCTGTTTTCTTATCCGTAACTTTTTTCACCCTATGAGGGGGCGTAATTTTATATGTTGGTCTTCCACACTTTTTAATTATTCTTCTAATTGATAACATATTCTATTTTTTACATAAATAGTTTCTAATTTAAAAAACTACAACTTATTGATTTTCTTTATTGTTTGAATATAAACAAGGTATTAAATAATTTTTTCCGATAAAAAGAGTCCTAATATTTAATGGTATCGAATCTTTATTTGTAATAACAGTGGTATTACTATATATGTTACTTAAAAAAAGTTTAACATTTTCACCGATGTATTGGATTTCCCTTAATGATATTCCATAAACAGTTTTATAACTATCATAAATATAAACCAAGCCATTGTTGATAAAAGATATTATCTCTTTTTGTTTATTGTGTATTAGATTGTTGATATATAGTATTTTATCTGAGCATAATCCTTCAGTTATTATATTAACATATTCATATTTTACTGTTTTTACAAGTTTTTCAACCACTTTTCCGACAAATTCTTTCAGCCTATCCTCGTAAACATTTCTTTTTTCGCGTGGTCCATATGTCCAATAAATATCCTTGTCAGCATCAACATCCATGCTTAATCTATTGAACTCAGGATAATTTTTTTTAGTTAATTCAATACCGACACATAGGACAGGCAAATCCTTTATAAGTAGGCTCTTGTCATCAACCACATTGTAAAAAATATTATCAGTAAATAAATTTTTCGTTAAAATATTAGCAATTTTTCTCATTCTAAAGTTTTTATTAAATAATATACAAAAAATTCTTTAACCTTTATAATAATATAATTCATCTATGTAAGCCCATCCGCCATCCCAATATTTGGCTAATTTTTGGGTATTTTCAAATGACTTTTCAAGAACGCCGCGTTTATGTCCTTCAGCTTCAATAGTCTTATTATCTCCAATATACACGCCCACATGCACAATCGGGCCTTTTCCACCTTTCCCCTCTGTTTTAAACACAGCAATTCCAGGTACATTAGGCATTGTTAATGTATCAGTGCTTTTTACTGTAAAACGTTTAAAAGCCGCAGAAGAACTTTGAAATGGGAATACACTATTTTTTATTACTGCACTTGCTTCTGAATTATCACTATAAAAATATCCTTTTATTAAACCGTAACAATCATGTACTTTTTCTCCATATTGTTGACTTGTATCTGAATAATATGATGATTCATATGTGCTTTTGTATGTTTTCGCAAATTTATTCCTTAATTCTTCCGTAGCAATTTGCCCACATGCGGACCACCAATACGGTCTGCCAAGTTGTGCTTTGCAATAATTAACTAAACCAATATTTGTTTTTTCTGTTCCAGTCAAAGAAATATCAGTAAATGTTTTTAATGGCGGTTCCCCATGATACTCGGCATTTGAAAATGTTGAAAGGTCTAATAGGCTATTGTTACTTCCATTAACACCATCGTTAACGCTATCTTTATCGCTTACAAAAGTAACAATATCACTATCGCTAAACGGAATCATATGTTTATTTTGTTTAACACCCACAATTGTTGTTTTTGCGTCGCCAGGTGTTATTACATGCGTTACTTTCTTTATAATATATGCACCTTTCCATAATGGTATGTTGTTCAATTGGAAATACATTGGTGGGAATATTTGCATGTCACCCATCATCTCAACCGTACATTCATATGAGTTATTTGCATACACTTTGTAAATATCTTGTCCATAAAGTGTTGTCTGTCTTACTGTTTCATCACCTTTTGCTGCAATTTGGAATGTAGCATTTAAACCGGCTTCGGTTACACCATATTGTCCCGTTGATAGTTTTATATCTTTAAAGTATGATTGGTTTCCCTTTCCGAAAGTTACCCCAAAAGCTGGAACACCATAACCATTATCTTGATTATCGAATAATGCCCCAACAATTTCATCATCATTAAAATTAAATCCATCGCCTTCAGGTGACCATCCATTCATATCTAAGTTTGAAGTCGTATTATCACCAAGATGTTCCGCTGGTTTATAATTATATAAAAACATATATGTATATGTATTATCATCCCAATGCTGACAAGACGGAAATGGGGTGAAAACGTCTTTTATATCTTCAACTTTGTTATACATAAACCTTTGTGGTATAGCCAATATCACCCCACCACAATCCTGTGCAACTTCAGTTAAAAACTGATATAAGGATTTTGAGTTGTAGTTCATAGTAGTTTCATTATCACCTACTGTTGCTGATGGCAATTGAGATAATATCCATTCTGACAGTTTTGTCAAGTTAACCTTTAAGTTATAGCCAATATCACGGTAATAACTGTCCATGTAAATAAAGTTGTCTAATTCATAAAGACCTGAATCACCTTCATATATGTTTTTACTTGAAGTTCTGTCTTCATATTTAAAATTATCAACCGAGGTATTATGATGGCTGACCTTCCATGTATTTTCACCTTTTGTTGCCCCACAAATCCACTTATTATATAACGATTTAAGCGTCATATATAAACTAAGCCGCATATCATCGTTTTTAAACGGGTCTTCTTCAACCTTTCTTAATGAAGAATCAAGAAGTTTTTCTAAATCATTTTTATCCATATCAGCCAATTTACCATAAATTTTGTTTAACTGTTCCATAAAACGTTTGAAACCTTCTCTAAAATCATTGGTTTCAACATCCATACCCTTTCCATAGAATCCCCCATAATAATCAAAAATAGTACAAACACCTAAAAGAGTTCTTTTAAGAAAACCTTGTAGTTTTACCATTGCAACACTATTATCATGCTCACTTGATGCCACACTTGTGTTGATTAATGCGGTGTTAAGACTATTGCCAAATACAATACATTCTTGAGTTTTTCCACTACATATATTGGTTTCTTTTGACCTTAGTTTTAAATTTTCTAATGCATCAATATTTTGTTCAAATTCTTCTTTAACCCATTTTTTAAAATATTTCATTAAATAATATTTTCTTGATTTAGATATGTTTTCTGAACCATTTATAAAATTATTTGGAATTTCTTTATATTTATTTAATCCTGTGTCATTATCACTTTTTATTGGATAATAATCAATAATAGCAAACGTCTGAAACTTTTCTGGCATTTTAAATGCCGCATGATGTGCATTTTTTTTAATTTCATTTCCTTCTTTATCAATACCACAAACATATTCGTTAATTGTTCCAGCTGAAATAATCTTATTAATACCTTCTTCACTCCACCAGTAATATGCACCTTCCTTTAATAAAGATACTTTTTGAACAACAGTATTGATTTTGTCAGTTAAACCATTTTCTTTAGTTATTAATGGTAATTTTAATAAAAATAAATATGCTTTTACTTCAGTATCTGTTTGTAAACGATATAAATCATCATCAAAAATACTATTTTTACAATAATCTGAATTTATAAATTTAGATTCAAAGTTAATAATTAATGTATCATTAGAAGCCCAATCACCATTTTTAATTAAATCAATAATTTCTGATTCGTTTAATGTTTCTCCTTTGTTTTCAACCAATTTACTATAATGAACTCTTAAGTACTAAATTACAATCACCATCTACATCATCACTTATATTCTTAAAAACTTTTGATGCTCTTTTAACATCAAAGTCATCTAAGTCAAGTATGTTGCCAGTGTCTTCTTGTTTTTCACGTTTTATTTCCTGTTCAAGATTTTGATATAGATTATTAATATAACTTCGTGTTTCCCATAATAAAAAGGTGCCGCCAGGAAGTGTTTTACCTATTTCAATATCACCATCTTTTCCGTAATATTTATCGTGTGACCTTGATGATATATATCTACCTGTTTCTCTGAAGTTTAATTCTGTGAAATCATGTTTTAATTCATTTGTACTTTTAATATAAAGTGGGTAGTATTTAAAATCATTTTCATCTATTTGAGAATAAGCATAATCA